CACGGTCGCCCCCTCTTAGCCTTTGAGCAGGAGTTCGTAGCCGACTTCTTTGGCTATCTGACTGGCTGACGCGTTGGTCGTCGCGTGGACAGTGATGTACGTGTCCCCGCCGCCCGGTGCGTTCCCTCCGGGAGAACCGGGGCTGTACCCGCCGGACGGGGCGCCCGTCTGGTAGCCGCCGGAGCCGCTACCTCCCGGGTTCACGGTGAGGTTCGGCATCGTCGTGGCTTTGCGGAGACTGTTTGCGATCAGCGGCACCGTCCCCTCAACGCCTTCGACAATGCCAAGGCCCATCATGTGGCCGACCTCGTCATGGAACCGGCGCGACGGTGAGTGGATGCCTAGGAAGGACTTCACGCCGTCGAGCATGGACCCGCCGATGTTCTGGACCGCGGACACGGCGGAACTGACCATGCCGGAGACGCCGTCAATCAGGCCTTGGATGATCTGCTGACCGACGCCGACCAGCCAGCCGCCCGCCCCGGCGAGTGCGCCGATGATCTGGCCCGGCAGTGTGGTGAAGAAACTCGCCACGCCTTGGACCGCGTTTTCTGCGTTCCGCTGGAAGTCTGTGAAGAACCCGACCGCGCCGGCGATGATGTTGCCGACCCAGACGACCGCGGCCACAATGGCTGGGATCGCGACGCCGGACACAAAGTCCGCGACGGAGCCGATGATGGAGCCGATCATCCCGAAATAGGGTGAGATGATGTTGGACCACAGCCATGTCACGATGGCGCCGATTACCTGGAACGCTGTGACAAGCACGGGCATCGCGTTGGAAACGAACCAGTTTACTACCGCGGCTATCACCACCTGGATGATGGCCCATGCGGAGTTGACGAAGTCCTTGAACCAGCCGACATGGTTGTAGGCGTAGATCAGTCCGGCGACCAGCAGCACGATCAGGCTGATTACCAGCAGGATCGGGTTTTCCTTCATGACCGTGTTCAGGGTTTTGAACGCGGTACCCATTTGTTGAGTTGAAGATACAATGGATTTGACCATGTCCACGTAGCCCTTGGCCGTCTTGACGAAGAACGCCGCAAGCGGGACAGCGACCAGCAAACCCATCACGGACAGCAGCGCCGTGAGCGCGCCCTGATGGGATTCCAGATACGAAAAAATGTTCTTCGCGGCGTCGGCCGCGTTCGACAGGGTAGGGATCAACGCCGTACCGATCTTGATGGCCAGCGTGTTGAACGATTCCCGCATGGACGCGGTCTTGTTGTTCAGGTCACCCATGGACTCGTCAAAGCCCTCAACAGAGTTGCCGGCCGCTGCGTGCGCCTCACTGATGTGTTCAATGTTCTGCGTGTACTTTTCCGCATTGTCGCCGGTCAGTGCCAGCGCGGACGCCATGCCGCGGGTGCCGCCGACAATGTCAGCCAGCGCCGCGGTGTATTCGGCTGAACCCTTAGGGAACTTCGTACCGATGGCTTCGACGATCTCGTCCAGCGTGCCGTGCAGACCCTTGGACTTGAGGTCTTCGGCGACCTGCTTGGACGACAGCCCGACATCCTTGAGCGCCTGCGCGCCCTTGGGCGTTTCGTTCGCCAGCGCCATCATCGTGAACTTGAGGTACGTCGCTGCCTGGTCCGCATTGATGCCCTGCCCGGTCATGGTCGCCATCGCGCCCATGGTGTCGTTCAGGGACACGCCCAGACCTGCGGAGAAAGGCAGAATATGGGACATGGACGACGCGAGGTCTTCCATGTGGGTCTTACCGGACGCCACAGTGGCGACCAGCTTGGACGTCACATCAGCGGCGTTAGCGGCAGGGATGTGGTAGTCGGTCAGGATCGTCGTCAACGCGTCAGCGGTCGTGCCCAGATCAGAGTTACCGACCTTCGCGCCCTCAGCGGCGGACTGCAAAACGCCCAGACCGTCAGCCCCGTGATACCCGGCCGATTCGATCATGTACATGCCGTTAGCCATCTGGTCCGTGGACGTGGCAACCTTCGGGGCCATATCAAGGATGCCCTGTGACACGGTGTTGATTTGGTCCTTCGACTCGCCCGCGCCGGTTACCAGCAGTGTCATTTTCTCCTGGAAGTCGCCCGCCATTGCGGCTGACTTGCCGATCAGCGCACCCATCCCGCCTTCGATGGCACCGAACGCCAGCGCACCGGTGCGGCCCAGCTTGTCAAACGCGCCGCCGGTAGCCGCAGAGTCGCCGGCCGTTTTCTTTGCCAGCTGGTCTGAGGCGTCCATGGCCTCTTTGAACTTGGTGTGCACGTCAGCGGACCTGACCCGCAGTTCACCAACGATCGGGGGGAGCATGGGCATGACCGGGCCGCCCTTCTTCTAGATGTACTTTGACCAGTGCTTGGTGAGGATGTCTGTCGCGTTCGCGCGGACCACTTTCATGGCCGGACCGAAGTAGGGGAACGCCCGGGAACCGGTACGCGGGTTGCCGAGTTCGACAGCCCGCGCGTACACGGCGGACGGGAACACTCGGGTCATGTAGTCGCCAGGCCCCATGCGTTGCACAGGGGTACGGGTGATGGACCGCCGGAGGTTCCCGGTCACAACGTTCGGCAGCTGCCCGCCGACGTGCGGCTGGCCGCGTTGGTGGGAGCCGGAAAAGTTGCCCTTCGCTTTCGTCTCAGCCAGCGCCGCGAGTTCCAACAGTGCCGCGGACGAAGCCTTGTCAACGTTCTTCGCGGCCTCATCAAGCGCGGCTTTGAACTCAGCGATACCAACCCATTTCAGCATCGGCTCACCCACCGGAACCACCCTTCGCCGCGTTGTTCTCAGCTTTGGTGACCTCGTTGTGGATGCGTAGCATCCACTCAATTACTTCCAGTGGCGTATCCATGAACTCGTCGTGCGAGCGGCCGAACACGGAACAGAACTGGTATTCCGCGTACCATCGGCCGGTCACCGGGTCTATCGTGCTTGGGGTGCCGGGCCTCGAAAGGGCGTTCGCTAGACGCCTGAGGCCCCAGTAGGGGACGTTTCGTCCTCCAACGTCGCGTCAGACGCCTCAAACCCGCCGCTCACGGCGCCGCCGTCCGTACCGTTGTACGACTTCGCCGCGGCCTTGGAGATGGCGTTGTAGACCGGCAACGGCAGGTCCAGCAGATCATCAGCGGTGGCCGGCAGTGGCGCGTCCAGCGTCCACGATTTCAGGTACATGAACGAGACAAGGTCACCTAGCCGGGCCAGCTGTTCAGCCTGCCGGTCACTGATTTCGACGTCCACACCACCAAGGGTGGGTTGCACGTCTCCGTCACCGTCACTGGTCGTGACCTTGTTCGCCTGCGCGATCCGGTCCATCAGCGACCCGACCTGAAGCGCAAGCTCCTGGACGGGCCGCTGACGGCGCGGCGTGAGTTCAGAATCGTCAAACAGTTCGGCGGTGCCACCGGGGATTTCAATGGACCGGGACATATGGGGATACTCCTGATTCGGTTGGTTAGAACGCGGTCACGGTCGAGTTGACCAAGATCGCCTGTACGGGGGATTCCCTGGTGTCCAGCGCGTCAGTGGCGTTACCGAGCGCCTTGATGTTCGACTGGATCGTCATCCACGAGTTGTTCGACCCCTGCGGGTCGGCCGTGTCGTAAGCGACCTTGGACATTTGCAGGGTGAACGGGTGCGTCGGGTCGGCCGCGGCGAACAAGGACACGGAAAGCGCCGCCTGGGTGTTCGCGAGCAGCGCGGCAAGGTCGTTGTCAGTCGGTGAACCCTGGAACACGCCCGTCAGAGAACCGGTGGCCGTCAGCGCGCCCGCGTAAATACCGAGCGGTGCCTGGGTGCCGTTCATGACCGGGATCGGTTTCGTGTCCCGCTTCAGGTCAATCGACACGTCAGAGTACTTCGAGTTCCCGACACCGGCGATGGACACCGTCTGCGTGAATGGCGGCAGCGGGGCCAGCGTCGTGGGCGTGTTCGCCGGCGCCGTGATGTACGTCGCGGGCATACCGTTCCACATGACGTCAATGGACGGCCAGTCGTTGGCCTTGAAGTCACACTTCAGGTCAGCCATTTTCATGCCCGCGATCTGCGCAACCTTGCCGCCCTGTTCGTACAGGAACCCGGTGTACGACGGCGGCTGGCCGTTGTCACTGGACGTGCCGTTGTACGCGCTGGTCTTGTGCGTCACGGTCGGCGCGATACCGGAGATAGTGTCAGCGACGCCGAGCATGGCCATGAAGTGGGCGAAAACGGAATCCGCGTAGAAATGGGTTTTGTAACCCAGTTCCTCGTACTGCATGCCCTGCGTCTGCTGGTGCTGCATGACCATGGTGCCGCGAATAGCCGTATCGGTGAGCGTGGTGATCTTCGTGGAATGCTTGGGGGTGTCCACAGGAATCCAGAACGTCGGCGCAGCCATGGCCGTGCCGGGCGTGGTTTCCTTCGCGATACCGAGCCACTGAAGATTGCCCGGGTAGTAAGTCGGTGACGTCATTTTCTTATTTCCTTACGGGCTTGGTACGGGTAGTGGTGGGTGCCGGTGGGTCGGCTGGTTCGGCCGGCGCCAGTTCGGCGTGGCCGTAGTCCTCAGCGGTACGCAGCCGGTCGCCCGGCTCAATGACGACGGTCTGGCCGTCCACCAGCTGGGACGGGTTACCGTCTGCCGGTTCGTGCCAGGCATTGACTCCCTGAGCCAGGCCGAACAGCATGCGCGGTGACGCGCCGGTGTAGGTGTATTCGGCCATGGCCGTTTCTCCTTAGGGGTTCTAGAACATGGACATGTAGGCGGACACTGAGATGGGTGGGAGGCCCTGCCCGGTCTTCGGTTTCGCCTTGTACGTGCGGCGTTTCGCCGTGTGCTTGTGCGGTTTGATCCTGGTCCGGCGGAGCTTCTTGCCGCCCTTGCGTAGCCCGCGGACGCCCGCGTAACGCCGGTGTGTGTGGTGCCGGACCTTGGTACGCAGGATGCGTTTCTTGCGTACAGCCGCTTTCCGGCGGACGAACCGTGACCGTAGCTTGCCTTTCATCCGCAACGCCTTAGACCTGGCCATCACGCGATCACAATCTCAATGACCTTGAACATGACGTAGTTCACTGACCAGACCTTGCCGCCGTCACGCATGGGCAGTTCCCGTTGGATCGCGATGTCCATGTCCTGGTTACCGGCGGACCAGATCGGCCCGGCCGAACCGCAGCCAAGCGTCTGGTCGGCGCGGAGCTTCGCGACGATGGCATCCAGTACGGTGTCCAGCCCGTCCACCCACGTGTCCATGCCGCCGGCCGTGTCCGTTGGTATCCGGTACTGGTAGGCGATGACCAGCGCCACGTCATAGGTGACGGCCTTCTGGCCCATCGCCGAACGGGTTTCTGTCTGGTGGTCGATGTGGATGAACGCGGCCGTGCCTTCCAACCCGTTCTGCACCCACATTTGCCCGTCCATGTACCACGGTTCGTCTTTGGACACGGACGTCAGCCCGGTCGTGCCGGTGAAGTACCTGACAATGGCGTTCCGGATACCGGCGGACGGCACTTACATCACCCGCTTGAACGGTTGCAGCAGGTCAGCGGCGACCATAAAATCGTCGTTCGCGTCGTCCTCAAGCTTGGTGGTCGTGGACGGGTTACCGCGGATGTTCTGCATGACCATCGCCTCGGACCCGCGCGTCTTGATCAGCACACACGTCAACGCAATGACAGCCTGTTTGATGGACTGCGGCATGGCCGTGAGCGTGTCACCGGCGTTGTAGGAGTTCACCAGCGGGTTCACCAACGGGATGGACGTCTGGCCAGGGGTGATCGTCGGGGTAAACGTCGGCGCGATCGTGACCAGTTCCCCGCCGTTCGGGCCGTAGATCGTGACCGTCTGCCCGGCCATGAACCCAAGCGCGGACGCCACGGTCACCGACGTTGCGCCGGACGCGGCGGATACGGTGAGCGTGTCATCAGCCCAGCCGTTCACATACTGGACGGTGCAATACATCTGGTCGGGGGTCATCCCCGCGAACTGGTACGCGGCGCCGGCCGCGGACACGGACGTGACCGGAATTTCAACGGTCGTCGCGCCGATCCACACGTCCGCGGTCTGCGTCAGCACAGCCAGTGTGGACGGTGACCAGCCCGTCTGAATCTGGCCCACGGCGATGATCGGGGTGAAGTCCAGAGGCACGATGATCTTGCCCTTACGGACCTTGAACAGGCCTGCGTGGGTGTCCAGTGTCGCCGCCAATGTCTGGTTGCACAGCGAGTCAGCCCATGCGGACGCCCTCAAAATAAGGTTCGTGAGGGTCTGCGTGTTCGTGATTGATCCGCCATTCGGGACCAGCTGGTTGGTGTCAACACCGGTGGGTGCGTTCAGGAACTCACTGGTAGTGATGTACGGCGCGGCAGTCGCGTACGTGGCAACGGTCGGCGGGATGATGAGAGTCATCGCGGATTCCTTTCACCATGGCCGGAGCGGGAATGACGCGAAGAACTTAGCCGTGTACCAGCCGCGGTCGATGAACGCCTGTTCGTATGATCCGGGGTAGACGTCGCCGAGCTTCCGGCCGTCTTTGAAGACGTTCTGATTGGCAGCTGCCATGCACGCGTCGGCCAGCTGGGCGCACTGCCACTGCCCGTCGTCGGCGAACCGGCGCCGGACCCAGTCAGGGAACCGGAACCGGAAAATACGTTCCACGCCGATCAGGGCGTCATCCAGGTAGGCGTATGGTTTGCCGACCTGGGACAGTGCGTACAGTGCGGACGCGTGCGCCTGGGCGTCAGTGAGGGGGAACTCTGACCATGCCGCGTCTGGGAAGTCCGTTAGCAGATGCTCCCGGACTTCGTTCGCGTTAGCGTCAGCGGACACACACTTGGTGTCTGATGTTTTGATGATCATGTGGCCGCAGTGCGAGCCGGTAATCAGGCACACCGCCCACGTGATGAGCGATGAAGACCCCGGGATGACCGCTACCTGGCCCAGTCCCGGGCCGGTCATGATACGGCCAGCCGCTTGACCATGTCCTGCATGGCCTTGGTGTGGGACAGGTCAAGTATGTGCCGTGCCTCGGCGCACGCCACGGCGTTGTTAGTCACGGTCAGTTCGTTGTCCTGTTTCGACTCTCCCGAATCGGACCAGTTCGTGGAACCCGTGACCAGCCAGATGCCGTTGATGATCATCATCTTGCGGTGAATGATCTGACCTTTTTCCGACCGGCCGATGGCCACGGAATTACCGGTCATTTCGGCACGGTACTGGTTCAGCAGTGCCCGTTCATGGACGCCGCCAGCCTGTGAACTATCCAAAGTGATCTGGTTGTACACGTCAGGGTTTTTCAGGAAACCGTCGATTGTGGCGGCGGCTTCGTCATCGTCGAACCCGAACATGGACAGCACAAACGACGTGCGGACTTCACCTAGCAGCGCCATGATGACGCCGTGCACGTTGTCCCAAGGGCTGTAGAACCGGCGCGTGTCGATCTGGTAGCTAGGGGCAACGGGTCCGCTTGCCTTGAACTGATCAAGATCAGTTATCGACAGCACCGGACTACTCCGCTGGTTTCTTGGTCCGTGGCTTTGCCGGAGCTTTTACCGGTTCCTTCGGTGCGGGTTCGTCGGTGGACTGGTCTTCACTGACCGTCCACCCGGGCCGTGAGGTGACTGCGGCGGCGACGTCGGTGGGGACGTTGTACCGGCCTTTGCCGTCCGGCTCGAACTGCGCGTCGCCGTGGGCTAACCCGCTGACGTCTTTGTTGTCCGGTTCGATGAACATGGCTGATTGCTCCTTGAAGTGATGCGAAAAGTTTGGGGTGGGAGGCCCCCGAGTATCCCCGGCGGGGGCCTCCCGGTCTGGCAGCTGGTGTTAGCCGGCCGCGATGTTGCTGATCACGCCGCAAGCCACAGGGGCGCGGTTGACGAACGTTTCCAGAGAGGACACGTCCCATTCCTCACGCGGGCCACCGTTGGCGCCCGGGATGAGGGAAGTGCCGTAGTCGAATTCGGCAACGTCACGCAGTGTCCGTGCCTCGAACGTGTTGGCGATACCCGAGTTCGGGTACGGGATGCGTTCGGTGATCGCGATGATCTGGCCCGGAGGTACGTGCGGGTCAACGACGATTTCGATTTCGTCACCACCGGAGGAACCGTTGATGTACCGGGCCACGGAACCACCGGCGGTGGCACCGACACGGCCGGTGCCCTGCGGTTCCAGGTACGTGACAGCGTTGCCGCCGCCGAATACCTTGGCCTTGATGTCCTTCGCCTGCTGGGAGTTCATGAGGAACGCCGTCGGCGAGAGGTGGGTGGACTCGTACAGGGTTTCAAGGAAGTTGTCGACCTCAGTGACGCCCTGCGCGCCACCGGTGAGGGTGGCACCGTTCAGAGACAGGTACGTTGCGCCGGACGCGTCCGTGCCGGTACCCGGGGTCATCAGACCGAGTGCTCCGTAGTCGCCGGACAGTGTGGCCAGCAGACCGTTGTACGCGTTCGCGGAGAACGACGTGTCAGTGGCGGTGACCACCGGCAGTGTGCTGGACAGTGACGGCATAACCGGGACGGTCACGACACCGAGCGCCTTGAGCGTGAACGTGTTCACGCTCGTGGTGCCGACGTAAACCTCAGTGCCGGTAGCGCCGGAAGCGAACCAGTCGTATGCCACAGCGCCCTTCATGGCCACAACAGTGGCAGTCACGGACGCGGTCGGGCCGGTCACGGCAACGGACACTTCAGCGGACGTGACACCGGAACCGCCGTAGTAGTAGTTGTACGGTGAACGGGCCTGAGCCTTCAGGAATACGGTGCCGGTCGCCAGCGAACCACCCGTGGTGGACGGCGTCAGGGTCACGGTGCCGACGGCGGGCAATGCGAAGTTCTGACCACCGAGCAGTGCCTTGTTCTCAGCGATGCGCCACTGCATGAGTGTGCCGGTCACGGAGATGGCCTTCGCGTCGGCGTAGTTCTTGGCCAGTGCGATGGCGTCCTGGGTGATTTTGCCGGAGAGCCGTACGGGCTGGTACGCGGCCAGCACGTCGAGTTCCTTGAAGTTCACGAAGTTGCCGCCGCCGTCGATACCCGTGAACGGGTTCGGCTGGGTGTTGTTGATGTTCAGCAGCGCACGCCAGTGAGCGGCCTGTGAACCGTCGCCCTGTTTGCGGGCCACACGCTCGAACCAAGGGGTGACGACGGGGACCAGCGAAACGACGCCGGACAGGTCGTAACCGTACAGGCCGGTGGTGCCAATGACACCGGCGGTCTGTGCTTTGCGGATGGCATCGAGGGTTTCCTCAGTGATGCCGGGGATGTCAGTCATCTGACTGTTCCTTTCAGGAAATTGGTACAAAAAAACCCGGCACCATGCGGTGTCGGGTGGAGGAATTGAAGACTGCTGTTACTGCTGTGCGTGTCCCCGTTTGATCAGCTGGGCCACGCCGAGTACCAGCGCGCCGGGATCGCGTTCGTCAGCCAACTGTTTGCGCAGTTCTTCGGCTTCGGTAGCGTCCTGGTGTCCGCGGAGAGCAGGGCCGGGGCCGTTCGGCCGCTGGCCGGAGAGCATCGGTCCGCCGTCGCGGGGTGTGTGCGCCATCTTTTCGACGCGCGCGGTCAGTTCCTCGTTGCTTTTGACCAGTGGCTCCATGGCCGTGGCAACTGCGGCCCCAAGGGCCTTTGCCACCGCCTCAGCCACAAGTTCGTCCAACGACTTGGTGACGGTTTCGTCCGTCGCCGCGGGCGCGGCAGCGGAAGTATCGGGTGCCGCGGCAGGCGCGGCGGGTGCGGCGGCGGCTGGTGCCATGGCGTCCGCCACCGGTGCCTCAGCGGCGGCGGGTGCGTCACCATCAACAGGTGCGTCACCGTCCGTTGCCGCGTCAGATTCGGCCGGCACGCCAGTGTTCAGCGGGGTAAGGTCCGCGGCGTCCACAGCGCCGAGCAGTTTCCCGTCGGCGGTGTACACGGCAACCATGGCCGTGTCCTCAGCTTTGGTAACAGGTTCCACGGTCGTCTCCTTTACGATGTGCCGCCCAGCGAGCGACTTGATCAGACCCAGTGCGCGGGCGTCGGCTTCTGCCTCAGCCTGGCCCTGGTCCGCGCTGACCTGCTCATCAACGGCGAACTTAGCCAGGATCGCCAAAGCGCAGTCGATCGCGGACTCAGCGTCCTCAAGGTTCCACGCGGCGTCATAGTCGTCGCCCTCAGCGTTTTCCCGGCTGGCGAGTTCCTGGATACCGGCACGGGCCTGAGCGAGCGCGTCAACGACCACGCGTGCTTTCGCCGCGTCCGTAGCCTCCCACGCGGGCGCGCCGGGGTCGGCGGCGTTCGCGTCGGCGTCATCCACGGAAGACCCGCCGATGTTCGCGCCGCCTTCCTTGTCCTCAGCCTCAAGGTCTTCAGCCGGGTCCCCGTCAGCCTTCACGACCGGCACAGCGGCCGGGTCGGTCTGGGCGTTCTGCGACTTCAGGATCAGGAACGGCATGCCCGTAGCGGGGCCGTCCACAGCGTCCACACGCGGGATGTCAGGGTTGGTGATTTCGATGGTCATTGTGGTGCCTCACTTTCTCGGCGGGCACCCATGCCTTGGATGGACCACCCGTTGAACTCACCGCGCCGGATGCGCGGCCAGGTTTCGGCGTCGAACTCAACGCCAAGTACCCAGTCGCCGGACTTGACGACCTGGGTTGTACCGTCAGCGGCCACCGTCACCCAGTCGGGCGCGGTTTCCGGCCACTGGTAGCAGGCACGGACCTTGCCGTGGCCTACGGTGCCGTCCTCGTGCAGTAGCCCGATCTGCTGGCCCAGTGCACGGTCCATGAACGACCACATGGCTTTCCGGACGTTGTCCGTCGCCATGAACTCGCCATGACCGTCCACCCGGTTGGCCGGATATGCGACGCCTTCGACATAGTGGGTGTCCCCGGGGTACCCGCATGTATCACACACGGCGTCCGCCTTTCAAAGGGTTGGTGTTTTCTGTGAATCCAGGACAGGAGCCGCGGCGCACCGGCACCTCGGGTGGATCGGTGGTGTGTCACTGTCACCGACCGTGTGCGGGTTACCCGCGGCGATACCCACGCACGTCGCACACGCACCAGCGGACACCAGCAAATCCCACTGCTTCAAGCCCATGTCCCGGTAAACGGACATCGACGCGTTCGTGAGCATCCTCGCGGATTCGGTGTGCGCGATCAGTTCGGCCCTGGCGGGGTCATCGAGGATGCTGAACAGGTCACGGGTGATCATGTCAACTGAATCCCCGGCGGTCACGCCCCGTTCAATCGCGGCCCCGATACGTGTCAGTGTCGTGTCCGTGACGTCCTTCACCGTCACCCCGGCACTGTCAACAGCGGCCTGCCACGCACCGGAACCCGGGGCGATGCCAGGGGCCATACCGGGCCGCCACCCGTCCCACCCTTCCGGGGTGATACCGACCTGCTGTTGAGCGGCTTTCACCCCGACACTGAAAGCGTCAAGGTGAAGGTCGGCCATGACCGCGGTGATGGCGTCCGTGTTCACGGAACCAAGCAGTGCCGTGTCGAACGGCGGCGGCGGTGGTGCGTTCTTCTGGACCGTCCCGGCCCTTTGCGTGGCGCGGGCGATGGCCTCAACGAGAGCGGTACGCGTCCACGAGGTACGTAACGCGGCCCGCACCTTCGGCGCCCAATAATCAGTGAGCCGCAGGTCAACTTCGTGTTGCGGTGACCTAACCGGCGGTTCAGCCCGCCAGTCAGGCGTACCAGCTTTTGGGCCAGCATCATCCTCTGCAACACTGAACGCACCCTCAACACTGCCCGAGTCGGTGAGCCCGTCGAGTTTCGTCCAAACCTTCTCGATAACCCCGGATGGTAGGACGTCCGATTCGAACTTCCGGGGCCGTTGACCGCGGGCTAGCCGGGTGAGGGTGTTCTGCTTCCACCGAGCGAGTTCCTTAGCCACCGCCTGGGCCGGCGGGGCGGGCGGCGCGACGATACCGGAACCGGGAACCTCAGTTTCAAGGTTCGGGCGTTCCGGTTCGTCCGGGTCGATCGGTGCGCGCGCGAACTGCGGCGAACCCGGGAGTTTATCCGGCAGGACACCCGGTGTACCGGAGAACGGTGTAGTGTCCAGCGGCAGCGTCTCAGCCGGCGCCGCGGTCTGCGGGTCCACCGGCCCGGCGACGTCCAGCAGCGACCGCAACGGAATCGGACCCTGGCGTGCGCTGAAGATGAACCGTGGCGTGGGCCGCTCAGCGTCGGTAGCCAAACCGAACTGCCGTTCGCGGACCTCGTCTATGGAAACCACACCGGTTTCGATGTAGATTTTGTCCGCCTGCGCGGTCGCGACGCGGTCGTCAGATTCCTGGCCGGTGTCGAACTCGAACACCACAGACAGTCC